TTTGTAATGCGACCCGCCAAACACCCGAACCGCCGACCACATCATGAATCGCTCGACGGCGGATAACTTCGTGCTTGCCTTCATGGCCTCTGAAAATACGTCATCGGCAAGTTTTCTCTGGATCAATCCGGCCTGATACAAATAGTCGTGCACCGTCGCAGGCGCATGGGCCTTGTCGCCGAACAACAGGTAAATGACCGGCAGGCGCAGGACGCTGGCGAAGTCTGTCTGGAATCCGGCCGGAACGGTGATCGTCATCGCCGCACAATCGGATTCGTAAATCAGCGGTTCGACCAGCTCCCATAGACCGCGCCCACCAGCAAAATCTGGATCGAGGTTGGTGGCGGCCAGGCGGGAAAGAAATTTAGCCACGGTAGATGTCCTTCAGATACGGCACCTGATCGTCAGGGCCGGGGTAACGGCTGGCCATCCGGTTGCTTCCTCGATCTGGTTCTTCAATTGCTCGATCTCCGATTCCGTCAAGCTCGGCATCAGGTCTTCCATCTGGTACAGCGTTACGCCGAATCGGCACTCCGATGCGTGCGGTCGAGACGACCGTTGCAGTCCCGTTGAACAGGCCGACAAGCACGCCGACAGCGCCAGCAAGGATGCCAATCTGCTCAGGCGTGAGCGGTATCGCATAGCCGAATGCCCCGGAAATGCTGATCGCAGCGCCCGCGAAAACAGACAGCTTGGAAACCACCACCTGCGCCTTTTTCCATGTGGTCGCATTGGCCAGCTCCTTTCCGGCGCTGAGCGCCTGAAAAAAGTCGGTAACGATCATTACTGCATCCCGGCCATGATGACTTGCGCCGCGACAAGCGCGATCAGCGCCGCCTGTTTCTTGTCGTCGCCGATGCTGGATTCGCTGATGGCTGTTTGCAGCAACGGAATGGCCGCAGTAGTCAGGACATTGATGCCGATATGGGCGTTTTCCTGCGGCGCCGCGCAGGCAGCATCGACAATCGGCTCAGCTTCTTTCAGCGCCGCCTTTGTCTTGTCCGTGATGCCGTCGGTCACGGCCAGCGTCAGCATCGTTCCGCGCACGATGGGGCATGCCTTTAAGAGCATTTCGTTCGGCTTGAGCTGGCCGGTAGTCGTGCAGGCAGACAGTGCGATGGCGGAGAGTAGGATCAGGGCGATCTGTTTCATGTCATACCTCGTTGTCGTTGGCGGCATAGCGCAGGTTTTTTGCAACCCGGCGCGTCCATCCGCGCCCGAAAACCTGAAATGTCGAGAGCCTGGCGAAAAACTCAAGGCGCTCGGCGGCATAGAGCAGGAGCACATCGGACACCGGGATTTCGGCCAGGCGCTTGCGCGATACGGGGCCGAAGTGGCCATCATCGGCAACGCCGATCGCCGATTGCAGCTTGCGCAGCGCGGTCTGGATTCCGGAATTGACGGCGAAGTCGAATGCCTGGTATTTGATCGATGGGTGCGCAGCTTCGCCAAGCGGTTGCCAGAAATCCTTTTTGTAGATCGCGCGGGCGGTTTCGATGTCGAGCGCGGCGATATTCAGAAGCGGGTAGCTGCGCTTTGAAATTCCGAATTTGGTTTCTCCACCAGGGTCGCGCGGGTCGTTTACGTAGCCTCCCTCATGGTCGATCAGGCGGTCGAATGCGTCTTCGAATGTCAGGCTCATGCGTCGACCTCGATCTGCATGCTGTTGGCGATGTCGCCAGCCTGGTCAGGCAGGCTTGCGATATGCTGCATTTCAGGCATGATCGCCTCGACTTCAACGGTAACCTCCGGCGCGGCGACATTAACGACGATCTGCATATCTTCGACTTTCTTTGACAATTTCTCGACGGCTGCGACGGTCGCTTCCGTAGTTTCGGCAAGGGCGCGAATCACTTCGCCCTGATGCATGTTCAGCGAGATTGGCGGAATCGGCGGTACAGGTTCCGGCTTCATGATCGATGCGGAATCGCGGTTAATTTCGGCGCAGCGCACCCGGCCGGCGGCGATGGCCTTGGCCGCGACGACTTCCGGTGCATTTTGCGGGTCGGCTGGTGATTCCGGCGGCGATTCTGACAGGCCGGCGGCTTCCATCATAAGCTTTTCCTGCGCCAGCTCGTCGATGATGTCTTCGAGTTCGTCGCCCTGCTCGGCGGCAATTCTGGTTCGGCTGGTGAGGCCGGCGGCGATCAGCGCGGAGTTGGCATCGGCCTCCTTGAGCGGATCGACCCACTGCCAGCGCTTGCCCTGGAAGCGGCTAGCGTTGCGGAATTTGTCGAAGCGTTCTGCGGGTATGGCCTTGCCGCTGACCTCGAAGGTGATGGCGCCGGAGAGCAGCGACACGGCCAGCCATTCTTCATAGAGTGGCTGCACAAACGAGGTGATCAGCCAGTCCTGCAGCACCATCCACGTCTCGCGCTCGGACAGCTCGGCGATGCGGGCGCTGCTGTAGTTGACCTCGTTCATGTCGCCGGTCAGGTTGTGGGCAGCGACATCGAGGCCGGCGGCGAGGCCGCGCAGGCAAGACTTCAGGAATGATTCAAAGTTCGCATGCGGATACTCCGGGTTCCACGAATTTAGCCTATAGCCGGGCGGCAGCTCGAACATTTCTCCGGCTTCAACCTTGATTTGCGGAAGCCCGCCGCTCATGCCGTCAGCCATGCCGCCAAGGGCATCCGGTGCATCGTCGGCGCGTTCAAGGGCGGCGATCTTGCTGGCGCCGATCTGGGCGGCGACGACGGCGGCTTCCTCGAAGTTGTGGATGATGCTGCCGCGCATGATGATGGCGTGCAGCCAGGTGATGCCGCGCACCTGCTCGGCGCGCTCGGGCGTGAACAGGTGGTAGATGTCCGAGGATGGCACGCGCTCGGTAGTGTTGCTGGCCAGCGCATAGTTGTCGCCGGGATGGCTGCTCTTGATGTAGTAGGCGACCGGGCGCAGGGCGCTGTCGATCTCGACGCCCTGACGGACGGTGTTGCCGTTGTCCAGACGCACGTTCATGGTTTCGTCTAGGCGGTCGGCTTCGAGCAGTTGCAGCGCCATGCCGTAAGGCAGGCGTCGGTCGCGGATGACGCGGATCAGTGCCTCGCCATCGCGCGCGACACCTTTGACGGCGGTACGCAGCAACGAATACAAGGTCTTGTGCCGGCCGGACAGGTCGCAGGTTTTTCCCCAGCGCTCCCAATGGATCTCGATGGTGTCATTGGCGGCTTTGTCGAGCTGGGTCGGCGCGTTCGGGTTGCGCAGATCCTTGAGCGCGCGGACTTGCAGGCGCGGGTTGGCGCGACCGACGACATTGGTAGCGACCAGCGACAGAAAGCGCTTGCCGTGTTCGTTGTTCTGCGCCAGGTGGCGGGCGCGGGCGCGCAGGATCGGCAGGGCCATGTCGAGGTCGGCATTGACCGATCCGGACCAGTTTGCCAGGCTCGAAGTCAGGCGATTGACGGCGCCGCCAGCAAAGCCGCTGCCCGAACCGCTGCCGTAGGTGGCGGCGAACGGGTCGCGGCGGCCGGTTAGCGCGCGCCAGGCGGCGCCCATGCGTTGTGTCAGTTTCATATACGGAATTGAATCCTTCGGCCTGTTCCGGTGCCGTTGCGGATGGCCTCGGCGGCGTCTTCGGCGGCGACCTCCGCCTTGTAGTGGGCACGCATCTTGAGCAGGTCGGTGATCGGGATGTATTTCATCCGGCGGCCGGCGATCTCGTACTCGGCAACGCCAGGATTGCGCGACTCGATCCAGGTTTCGATGGCAGCCAGCGTCTTGCGCGCATGGCTGCGGTCGTCGAGCGCAGTAGTGGCGGTTCCGGTGCGATAGTCCGGGTTGATCGTGACATGGCCGGTATCGACCGTATATTTCTCGCTGGTTCCACCTTCTACCCAGGCGATCCAGGTATAGACGCCGGACGCATAAGCGGCCGTGGTGGCAGCGGCGACGCTGATCGCGTAGTCGTCGCCGGACGCGCTGGCGGTGATCTCAAAGCCTGTTTCCGGCGACTTGAAGCGGTATTTGAGCGTCCACGCGCTGGCCGGATAGTCGGCAAGCGAGCGCGTCCACTTCCATGTATCTCCGGCGCGTAGGGTGTCCGGCTCGTTTTCGGGGATGTCAACAGCCACGGCAGTCCTCGCGTTGGTTACGGGCGAGGATGCCGCTTTTCAAGCGGAGAGTTAAGGCAAAAAGTGGCCCCGTTAAGCGATCGGCTTCGGCTGAAGCAGAAGATACCCCTGGTCGCGCAGGATGGTGTAGGCATCGTGTGTTTCGGCGAACAGTTCGCGTATCCAGTCGGCGCCGCCTGGGGTCGGCTGGCCTGGCGTGTCGTCGGGCAGCGGGCCGGCTTCGTAGTCTCCGGTTTCGTAGATGCGCAGGTCGTCGATCAAGATCACGTCTCTTCCATTTCGGTGCTTGCGGATCTGGTCGAGTTCGCGGCCGAGCGGCAGGCGAACGGTTTCCGGCATGGCGTCTCCGTAGTCCTTGAGGCCGAATCCTGCTCCGGGGTAGTGGGCGTCGAGCCAGAACAAGGCGGGCGCCAGATCGGCGCGGGATACCATCTGCATGAACAGTCCAGATTCCATGCGCACGACGCTGATGCGCGGGTCTTCATTAAAGCGGCAGCAGGCGCCAGAGGCAAGCAGCGGCTCGATCTCGCAACTGAGCAGGGTAGAAAACTCTGGGCGCTGGGCGGCGTAGTCGAGCGAATCGCCGCGTGCGGTGCCGGTTTCGATGAAGGTCTGCAGATGGTACTGGCTTATGAAGTCGTCAAGCTTGAAACGAAGGAGTGATCCCATGATTATTTCCCGTTGCGCAGGCGCTTCAATGTCCGGTAGGGAACGCCGCTGGTTTCTGAAAACTGCTTTAGGGTCTGCGCCGTGGCATCGAAGCTAACAACGCTGATCTGGCGCTTATGCTTGGACAGCGACGGCATGTAGTAACGCTCGCCGCCGAAGTCGGCCGCCAGCGAATAGATGACCGATGTGCGCTGCGCCGTATCGAGCGAGGTTCCGAGCGCGCGTTCTAGGCTGCTGATGATGTCCATGTAGATCATGACTTTCTCCTAGTTGAAGCGACCGACACGACCGAGGCGGCGGATGGCTGGGCGGGCGGGTTCTTCATTGTTTTCGGCGTTTGCCGCAGCGGCCCGCGCGCGCAGGTTGATTCCTGACAGGCGCAGGGCGGCCAGGGCGTATTTCCAGCAGTCGAGCGCCTCGTTGCGCGGGCGCATCTGTTGCCATTCGGCGTATTGCCTTGTGCCGCGCATCTTGGTGACGAGCTTTTCTGCTGTTAATTGTGCGAAGTATTCATCATCGAAAGATGGATCAATCGGAAAGTGTATATACGATGGCCCTCGCTCCACGATCTTCAAACGGGAATAGATCAATGCCTTTGCCTGATCGTCTCCGACGAGATGAACCATGATTCCGCGCTTTCTTTGCCTACGGAGTCTCTGCCGTATTGCTTTTTCATCTTCAACGATAGGAACGCCAGGGCCAGCACGACCCTTGACTGCAAAAGCCCATCTGCGCTTTTCAACGTAGGCATAAACCATGCTTGTATTGTATCCGCTGTCGATTGCGACTGCATCCGGCGACCAATATCTGAACTCATCATCCAGCCTTTCCCATACTTCAGGCTGTGCGGTATCTCCCTGGATAATCAAATGCTCCATTGTCCAGGCTTCCTCACCTGTATCCCAATCAACGATAGTTGCTTCAAGTCGATCTTTCTGCACATCGACTCCCGCTGTTCTTGCAAGTCTTTCCGGCTTTTCTTCGTATTCCTCAAGCCGTGATAGCAGTCCGGTAGGATCAACCTGATCGCCTTTTTCCTCCCAACATTCTCCGAGGTTTGTATTGACAAATGTCCTTAGGGTATTGGTTGATTTGACTGCGCT